CCCGCCGGTGTGGTGGCGACCTATACCTATGGCGTGGACGATAAGGTGCAACGGCTGTCACAGGGCGTCTACACGCTCACCTTCGATGTTGACGCAGCCGGTACATGGTATGCCGGCATCTACAGCACGGGCATGGGTAAGGCGGCGTCCGACGATGTGCAGATCAATGTGAAGCCGAGCAAGAGAATAGGGTAATGTCACTGAACGCACGGCAGCAAGTTTTCATTGATTCTTACCTGTCCACCTTCAACGCAACGAAGGCGGCGCTTGCTGCTGGCTACAGCGAAAAGACGGCGCATTCCATCGGCTCAGAGAACCTAAAGAAACCGGAAATTGCGCAGGCTATCAGCGAACGCCTTAGCGCTACCGCTATGGGGCGTGACGAAGTGATCATGCGCCTGGCCGACATGGGCCGGGGTGACATTAACGACGTGCTTGATGATGACGGCGACCTTGACCTTGCCAAAGCACGACGCAACGGCAAAACCAAGCTTATCAAGAAGTGGACACGCAAGATAAAAACTGTACCCACAAAGGATGGCACGATTGAGGAAGTGACAACTTCCGTCGAAATGTACAGCGCCCTGGACGCTCTGGACAAGCTGGGCAAGCATCATGGGCTGTTCAGCGACAAGCCGGAAGAAGCACCCACGGAGCAAAGCCAAGTGGTGATTTACTTGCCGAGCAATGATCGCAATTAGACCGCAAAGTAAGCAAGAGCTTTTCCTGTCCAACGCCGCTGATTTCGTCATTTTCGGCGGAGCGGCAGGGGGCGGCAAAACGTGGTCATTGCTGCTTGAGTGCTTGCGCCACAAGGACAACAAAGAGTTCGGTGCGGTTGCCCTACGGCGCACGAATCCGCAGATCATTGTCGAAGGCGGCATGTTCGATGAAGCGTCGAAGCTCTTCCCGCTTGTGGGGGCAAAGGCAAAGATGACAGCGCCCATCAAGTGGGTGTTTCCGTCCGGCATGACCGTCAGCATGGCGCACATGCAGCACGAAAAGAACCGGTTCGACTGGCAAGGCAGTCAGGTGGCGCTGTTCCTGTGGGATGAACTTCCCCACTTTTCGAGAAGGCAATTCTTTTATCTGTTCTCTCGAAACCGCAACGCCTCTGCCGGAGTCAAGCCGTACATTCGGGCAACGTGCAACCCCGTGCCGCCTGACGATCCGGTTGGCGGCTGGATTCATGAGTTTGTCGGCTGGTATATCGGTGAGGATGGCTATGCTATTCCAGAGCGTAGCGGGGTGATTCGCTGGTTCACGACGATTAACGATGAACTGCGTTGGGCGGAAAGCCGAGAAGCATTGCAGGCGCAATATCCAGACAGCGATCCAAAAAGTTTTGCGTTTATTCACAGTGACATCTACGACAATCAAATCTTGCTCGACAACGATCCCGGCTACCTTGCCAACCTCAAGGCGCTGACCTACGTGGAGCAGGAACAACTGCTCAAGGGCAACTGGCTCGTCAAGCCAGCGGCGGGCAAAGTGTTTAACAAGGCATGGTTTGAAATTGTGGACGCCGTACCGGCTGGCGGGCATACCGTGCGCTTCTGGGATTTCGCAGCGACCGAAAAGAAGCTGGCAAAGGATGACCCAGACTTCACGGCGTCCTGTCTCATGCGCTATGTCGATGGTGTCTACTACATCCTGGACAGCACAGAAGACCAGATTGATCCAGCACGCACGAATACGGCGGTGAAGAACACGGCGCTACAGGACGGGCG